TACAATTACTTGTGAATTAGGAATCTTGTGTGAGGTCATTAGAGACCTAATTTCGGTAGATAATTCTGTGGTGGATACTTTCCTATAGATGTGACATTCTAAGAGAACCAGACCCACCCAAATCATCACTACGGACCTATCGTCACCGAATCTACTTACGTCCACACTCATATACTTCTTATCTGTTTCATTTGGTGGGAATTTATATACACAACTTGTAATACTATCGAAATCAAATATCGCATCACTATCTTGTTCATAATCCCATAAACCTTCCAATAATCTTTGTCTTTGTTGTGTTGGTAATTCTTTTAACATTTCAATATAAGATTGTGGAACGTGTGGATTATCTGTTACAAGTGATGGAACAAACTTTATATTATCAGGTAATGTTTCTTGAACATATGGTGTATAAAATTCTCTTTTAATCCAATTATTTGCTGGATTACAGGTTAATAATATTTTTGGTATTAATCCATACTCATTTAATTTATAACGAATACGAGACTTGATTATTGAGAACGCCAAATGAGATATTTGAGATGCCTCATCGACGAACGCTCCTGATACCTCCAAAGACCCAAGACTGTCGAACTGAGGGTCCGATGGGTTATACGCCAAATCTTTTAATATAATTTCTGATTTGTTATAAAATGTAATAACGTTTGTTTGTCCATTGTAGTTATAGTGTTCACCAGATTTCAATCCCATCTTATTGAATAGTTCAAAAATCGTATTTAACGTTGTTAGTTTTAATTGTTGTAATACTGTTCTTCCAATTAGATAACGAACACCTGAGTATTGTAAACACATTGTAATAACCCATAAAGAACCCAACCAAGACTTTCCTCCTGATGCCGCTCCACCAAACAGAACAACATTGGTTGTATTGTCTGTTAGATATTTCCAAGCCGTACTTTGACGTTTAGTTGGTGTGATGGTTACGTTCATAATTAATTCTTGCTTCAGATATTTTTATATATTCTTCTTCCTTTTCTATTCCAATAAAATTATATCCACCTCTTATTGCTGCTTTACCTGTTGAACCAGAACCCATAAATGGGTCTAATACGATACCACCTTTTGGTGTAACCAATTTGATTAGGTATAACATTAGGTCTGTTGGTTTGACTGTTGGATGTACGTTCTTAACCAATACTTGTTTCCCTTCTTTAACCATATGACTGAATGAATGATTATCAGAACAAGTGTCTTCGTATTTGTTATAATCAGGGAAATGGTTCATCCCTTCATCCCTATCTTTTTTTGATGCTTTGGGACAATAGAAATATTTTCTCCAAGGTTCTTCACCTTCATCAAAGATTATATTTGCTGGCCATCTACCACCTTCAACTCTACAATCATCAATATTAATTCCACCAGTTCCCCATTCTTTAATGTTATTCTTACAAGTTCCTTTAAAAGGTTTTCTTGCCATAACAATTGGTTCGTGGGCTGGTTTTAATCCTGTACCAATTCCATTACCTTGATTTTGTGATTTAGGAAACCCTGAACCAAATACCCACATCAATTGGTCTCTAATTTGAAAACCAGCATCTTCCAATCCACTTGTCATTCTGTGATACATTCTTGGGGCGGAAAATGACATTAGGTATCCACCAGGTTTCAATATCCTTAAACATTCTTTACCCCACTCTTCACACCACTCTTGAAACCATCTTCCTTCTTTGGCACCACCAATTGGTAAACCTGGTTGAACACCTCTTGAAAATCCTGCTTTAGTTGGTGACTTACCTTCTTTAAATCTTTCTTCTGAACGTTTTTGTTCACGTTCAATTAACTCTCTATGTTTTTTTGGGTTATCCCATTCCTTATTCATAAATCCAATTCCATACGGTGGATCTGTGACAATACTATCAATCGAATTATCTGGTAGGTCTTTCAATACTTGGAGACAATCTCCTAATTTTAAATCTATATTCATATATACGTTTTACAAAATACGAAACAATTATCTTACAGATTATAAAAAAATTTAGTCCTGTAAGTTGATGTTTATTGAGATTGGTTCCCCATTAGACGTAATATCTATTTTTCTTAGTTCCAATCCATAAAGTTTATTAAGGTCTGCCAACACTTCTCTTTCTACTCTTTTATTATTGTCTTGTCTCGCTCTTTGGAGTAAGTCAAAGTACCTTTGAATCTGGTCATTGATAATTTCCTCCGTCTTTTCTTGGTGTCTTTGTTTAAGGCGGTCTTTACAATCCGACCAAACATTTTCAGCTTGACGCTCTGTGATTCCGTATTTCTTTGAGAATGTTCTTCTAAATTCAATGTAGTTCAATTTGTGATATAATATTAATTCAAAAGCGTCAGGTATTCTTTCTTCATATTCCGCTTCTGTTGGTCTTTTTGTACTCATAATAATTTACGTTTAATTCTCCAATTGATGTATTGTTTAATTAATTTCAAAATCATACACTTACCTTTAATACATTTGTTATATAATGTTTGAATTTTCTCGCTTGAGTTGATACACAACTATTACAATCATATATTAATTCTTCTTTGAATATTACATTATATACTTTTGATATAAATTCTTTTTTATCTTCTTGTACACCTTTGTAAGAAGTTAATTCGTGATAAGCCAATACGATTTCCTCTATTGTTGGAACATATATGTCCAATTCTATTTTTTGTACATCATTTGGTGATACTTTTATTTCTTTTGGTTTTTTACATTTTGTACATCCCATATATATGTATTTATTTATTTATTTTCTTTAATTCCATTAATTTCCATTTCTCCATCTCATTATACTTTTGTTCATCAGGATTCTTTGGTAATCTTCCATATATTACCCCCTGATGTTCCAAATCTATATTCTCAAACTTATAATAACATATAACCATTCCAAGTTTATCCAATAACGATTCACAAGCAACAAGACAAGGAAAATTGTGATATTCAATCGCAATGTCCGTTACTCCTAATAAATACTTCGGATTTAACGCGTGTAAAACAATTTCCGCTCCCTCAACGTCAATCTTAATTACATCAGGTTTGGAATTTTCAAAATACCATTCAAACTTTTCTAACCTGTCTACATAATCAAGAAAATGTATAAAGTTTTGAATATTATAATTCTGTTTAAACCAATTATATGAGTTGAGGTCAGGATCAACACCAAATACTTTCTTTGCTTTTCTGTCTTGAATAAAATACCAAGGGGTTGGTGCAAACTCTGAGTTAATACCGCACCCAAGATCGAGTACAACCTTATTTTCAACAGGTAAGAAATACCAATGATCATCCGCCTTCTCACTTCTGATTATATCTCTAACGTGTCTATTCTTCATATAAATTTCTTTTTATATCGTCTTTAATATTTTTCTTCGCTTCGTTTATATATCGACTTATACTCATTAAAGGTATTTTTGTTGACTGTGATACCTTTTTCAAACTACCTAATGTTAAATATAAATCCATAAGTGACTTCTGAAAAATATTTAATTCGGAATATGATGCTTCTAATATATCATATAAATTTTGAATTTCGAAGGTTTGTTGTTCCTTATCTATGTCCATACAAGTTGTTAGATCTACATACTTCAATCTTTCTTTTCTTATTTTGTAATGGAACGGTGAGGTCTTTGAATACCAATTTGTTCTTAATACCGCGGTGATATAATATCTGATACTATTATCGTCGTACTTTTTTAATACGATATTTTCTTTGTCATACATCTGTATGATACATTCGTGTAATAACTCGTGAGACATATCGTCATCATTTGTCATCTTCTTTGCAATTGATTTTAATTGATAATAGTTTTTTGTTATATATAATTCAAACTCTTTCTTCATTTAATAAGTTTCTAATGTCATTTAAGACCGCACAAACTTCGTAATTCTCATCACCGATATTTGTATTAATCGACGATTCCAACATCTTATCGAGAATTGCTATTCTATCTATACCTTGTCTAAAATGTTTATCAATAATAGTAATCATTACATCCATTAAATCATTACACAAATCATTCTTTTGTTTCTGAGTTAATTTAAAATAATCACTTGGTATTTCTATTTCTCCTATTCGAAAGTCCTTCATTTTTTTTTATGTTACTGATTGTCGCCAATGATACACCTGTCATCATTTTTATAACTTTATTCTTATGTCCCTCTTTCAATAATCTTGATACCTCACTTTTAATATATGGTGTTAATGATCTATTATGTCTGTGGTAATTTTTTTTAACTTTGGTAAAATTTCCATCTTCATCTTTGAAACCTTCTTTCCACCATATACCTTTATTTTCATTATATTTCCATCCCATCAATTTTAGAAAGTTATGTGTACATTCTTTTTGAGCGTCATCTGAAAATTGATTTGGTTTACTTGGTACTCTTGATGATCCACAAGGATTGTCTTTTGCGTATACATATGATTCCCTCTCGATTTCTTGACAACACTTTTTACAATTGATGTGTTTGTTTTTTAATTTACTTGGATAAAAGTCTTCAGGTTCAAGATAACTATCACATCTTTTACAATAAAAGTAATCAGGACCATAAACTTTTTCCTTCTTCATTATAATAAATATCTTTCAAAAACAAAAAAACCTCATCCTTTTGGAATGAGGTGGTTATATTTGAAAAAAACGAAAGGTTATTCTCCTCTCCAAGATTTGTAACAAACTGCCGCCCTTTGACTTTGATCAGGAAATTCTTCATTCAATTCACTCATACATCTTGATATAAATGTTTGTTCATCTTCACTACCTGATGGTGATGGAATTGGAAAACCATCTTTCTTCAAATCACCCATTCCTTCTTTTTCTGGAATACAATTTGGAACTTCCCTACCATCTTTAATTTTAGTACCATAAGCGATGTACCCTTCTTGACACGGATTTTCCATAATCTTATCTTGGAACTTGTCTTTCTTACAACCACAATCTTTTTGAGAAGACATTTGTTGTTTTACTTTTCTGATCATTTCTAATCTATTACTCATTATTTAATCTTTTTAAATTGTTTATAGTTTAATTCGTTTCCTGTATGAATTACACTTTCGTAATTAGAATGAATCCAATTACCCAATTCATAATGGTCGATTTTCATTTTCTTGTCAACATCAGATCTTAATATTCTTGTGAAATAATCTGATTTGTTCCATTTCTCTAATTCTCTTTCGGTAGGTTTTGGTAATGTCATATATTTGTCTTTCTTAATTTTTTATTCTCTTTCATTAATTCCTCTACTTTCTTTTCAAGTATATCTATTTTGAGATTCAATTCGTGTATCTCACTTTTTAAATCTTCTATAATTTTTTGATATACACCTATTGATAATTCAAGGTTCTTTAAAACCATATTGTCTGTCTCTACATCTGATCTACGTTTACCTACGAAGAAACTTGCAATACCTGTTAAAATGTTTGATATGATTAATAATAATTCGTTACTCATTCGTTATTATAATATATTATAAATTATTGACATCCCCAACAAGGATCATTTATTATATCCCATTCACTATACCAAGGTATTCCATTTGATTGGTTAAGATACCTTGTTCTTCTATCAGACCATCCATAACGAGTAGTGTGATTTAGATATATTGGTGAATTGTATTTCTCGTTTTTCATTGGTGTAATACCATCTATAGTTGAATATGAATCGTATTGAGGGAACTTACCCTGACCTCTACCTGTTAATAAATAATCTTGTAATCTTTGTTTGTAGAAGTCCGCTCTTTGTTTCTGTATGTTTCTGAGATACTTCATAGTATCACTATCAACACCTGTTCTTCCTCCTTCTAATCCTGAAGGTCCAACAATACCTACGTTCATCGACCTGTAATGGAGGTGTGGAATAAGTTCAAAATAACTCACCTGAATCAAATATGGACTCACATATTCGTTGATAAGAGTTAATTCATCACTATTGAATGTGTTTCCTGTTGAAGTGACTTGATCCAATAAATGATAATAGAATTTTGCACCAAGGATTGGCATCAAGTGAATATCTTGAGCAATACCGATCTCCGCTTTAATTGCGTCTACGTCAACATTTCTGTTGATATTGGTCCACGATTTAATTTTGTTTTCACTGACAAGTAAGGTTGTTGCCATATTAATTAGTTATTTTCTTTGATCTTCTTTTGTTATTTGCTTGTTCTTTAGGTGTTGCCCATTTACAATTTGATGGTTCATAATTCCCATCTACATCAATTCTTTCTATGCTATATTCAGGACTTGGTTTTCTTCCCATATCTTTTAGAAAGTTTTCAAATGAATTTAACCATCTATCACATACTTGTATTCCTCTACCACCATATAAATGATAAAATTCTTGATTTGGATTATAACACCTTGTTTTGATATTAGTCCAAGTCATATATTCTGTTGATAGTTTGTTTCCTTTTGAATGTGATATTGTTTCTTTATGTTTTAAATTACCATTCATTAAAGGGTCTTTTCTATAACAACCACAACTTTTTGTTTTATTTGTTCTTAAATGGTTAATTGTTATTTCTGATATTTTTCCACATACACATTGACACATAAATTTTCTACGAGGTTTACCACTTGTATATATTAATGGTTGTACCTCTTTTACAATTGTAAGACGACCAAATTTTGTTCCTGTATGTATTTCTAATTTTTTCATATATACAAATATACAATTATTCATCATCTTCACCAAGCCACGCTCCACAATCCTCATCAGATAATCCGTATCCTGATTTTAACATTTGAACGGCCTGTTGTCTTGTTATTTTACCTTTATTGTAATCTCTTACAACTCTTAAAAGAGCCTGATATTCACGTCCTCTTAAAGATTTTATATTCTCATTAACCTTAACCTCTTCCGCTTGAACAGGTGTAACAGGTTTGTCTTCAACAATTGGTTTTTCCAATACATCACCAACTTCAAAAATAGATAAAGGTTTTACTTCAAATGTTGTTGGTTTTCCGTGTTTTAAAGTAACTAACTTGTTAAATACAGGAAGTAATTCATATTGGTATGGTTGTATTACCATCTTTCTAAAATACTCCGTATGTTCGACAATCTCCTTACCAGATCCTAATTTACCCGCGGTTGATATTCCATATAACTCACCTGAAGAAACCCTGTGAGCGGAAAGTATTGACCTTATAATGTCCTCATATATTGCTGTGTAATAACCATCGTTTGTATCCGCTCCAATCTGAACAATTTCAGGTGAAGTTTCTTTTGATTCGTTGAAAGATATAATTGGTCTACCCGCGTTATTAACACTTGAGAATTGTTCTTCCAATCCTCTTGAGATAATTCTTTCCTCATCAGGTCCTGGTTGTCCTGAATTAAAATTGATCCAAAGAGATGGTCTCATACCATTCTTTAAATTGTTTGCGTGAAATTCTTTGATGTTAACATCCACCTCTATCGCTGCAAGTCCACCAGAATAATCAGGGTGAGGATAGTAAGAATTACTTGGACAATAAGACTTATAATAAAAGATTTGTGATGCGTCTCCATCCTTTTGATTGAATGGATCATATTCGAGAACGGGGAACTTTTTGATATTTGTCCAATCCGCTGAATAATAGTATTTTTCAATTTCATCTGTTTCAGGATTTATTTTACCACTTCTAACTCTTGAAAAGTCTATGTGATAAATTTCCGCAATGGTTTCTCTATCTCTTGACCATACCACATTTAGAGAATAACCCCCAAAGAGTACAAGATCCAAAGCACATTTCTTCATTACATCGTGTACATTCTCCTTTGGATTAATAAGATTGATTGACGCCATTGGGTTATTTAACGATACAATACCATCACCCATTATTTGATTTACCTTTGAAGTTACTACGGCTTTATGAATTGCACAATTCTGATACCTTGAAATTAGGTATTGTGGCATACAGTTATCAAATCCGTAGTTCACCCAAGGTCTTCTATCAAAAATTTCTGAGAAAACAGGTAACAATGGTTCCTGTCTGAAATTTAATTTTCCTAATTGATATTTCTTTTTTTCATCCATAAATTATTCTTGTATATAAATATATTTGTCCGCATCTTCATCATTAGAAATATATTGTGTGAATGTATTTCCTTGTTCGGTTGTACCTTCTAACATAACTAAAGATGTGAATACTAATGTTGTTCCATTACCGTAAATCTTTAAATCATATTGACCCTCATAATTAAGGTCCTGACCTGGTAGATTTAAACTTAATATAATCTCACAATATCTCTCATTAGAACCATATTGTGCTGGATTTGATGTATCTATAACATACGATTTTGTTTCTTGTGATAACGTATGTGTGAAAACCAATGTATATGTTGAGAACGACTGTCTCGTATTATTATTGATATTCAAGATTAGTTCATTCTGTTCTCCTTTTTCCAAATAGAGCATAGTAATATTGTATATTAATAAATATAAATTTTTTCAAATTGAATTGAAATAAATAAAAAAAGAGGTGGAATCCACCCCTTTTTTCAATGAAAGTATAGAGATATAGACATTCGGTCGTTAGACCTACCGAATTAGTTCACTATAGTTGCTCCTGTAAACACAGTTCCAAGGGCTCCTGAGATTACTCTCGCTGGAGTTGGTTCTTGACCAGTAAAGATGAAAGTTAATTTATTACCATCACCAAGTGCGGTTCCACTATTTGCGTCACCACCTGATAGATAAGCACCATTAACTTGACCTACCATATATTGAACATCGTTTTGATCGATTGCAATAATTTGTAATTGGTCATTTTGTGATAATGCTTGAAGAATATTTCTTTTATCTTCATCGTATTTGTAGAACACAACTGTAAGAACTTGTTCGAAGTATACGCTTGAATTTTCAAAACTCTTGGTAACCGTTTGTACAAGACTTGAAGTGTTGCGTTTAACATCGAATCCAAGAAGTTGTGTACCTGATACAACAGTTGCTCCTGTGATTGAACCTTGAGCATCATAAGTATATCCTGTAATTTCCGCGGTAGAACTACCACCAACTACATAGATTTTTTTGATACCACCCAACCCATCTGAACATTCAAACGTTAAACCAGTTGATATAAAACAGCTCATATTTTTTATTATTAATTTGTTTTGTTTATTTTAATATGAGGGGCCTTTCACCCCTCTGGTTTTAAATGGGAGTATTATTATAATCCGTTTGTTGCGAAGTACTTCAATGAACCGAAGGTTGCTACCTGTACACCATAAGAGTACTTAGAAATACCTTTCAATACAGCGAAATCACGAGAGTAGAACAAATCGATCTTC